AGAACTCGCCTGCTCCAGTTGATAAGAGCTTAGGACTTTAGCAACGGTTCTTCTTGAAGACTTGCATGCCTTGGCAACATCCCTCCAAGAAACTCTATTGTTCTTAGAAAACAAATACTTGTACGTTTCAATAATTCTAAAAGTGGATTGCTTTGCTCTTTGCAAGTTGGCTGCTTTCAAATGTTCTCTTGATAAGCATTCAAGTTCAAAAGATTGAAATCTTTTCGGTTTTCGCTTGCGTGACGGTTCAAAGTTGGTATTATTCATGTGCATGTTCCTTCATTGGGATCCAATTGTTTTTGAGGGGCCTCACTTCTTAAAAGCAAATGCACTTACGGAATTACTCAAGGGCATCTTCTTTCGGGAAGGTGCCCTTGAGTTTATAAGCCTTACAACTCCCAATCAACAAGTATTAGACAAATCTTTTGCCTGCCACTATCATTGGTGCACCGACCTGAAGGCATACATGCGCATATTAGCTATTGATCCTGGCACTACCCACAGTGCATATGTAATATGGGACAATAAGGCTCAAAAGATATTGTCATTCGATATACAAGAGAACTCCAAGTTACTTTCAACACTAATCCTGGAAGAGTTTGATTGGTTAGCTATCGAGATGATTGCAAGCTACGGAATGGCAGTTGGTGCTAGTGTCTTTGAAACCTGTGTTTGGACCGGTAGGTTCATACAAGAAGCTTTGTACACTTGCCTAAGGCATACCAAGTTATATCGAAAAGATATCAAAATGCATTTATGCGGTAATACAAGAGCAAAAGATGGAAACGTTAAGCAAGCATTGATTGACCGTTTGGGTGCACCTGGAAAGAAGAAAACTCCAGGCCCAACTTACGGATTGAAAAAAGATCTATGGCAAGCTTTGGCTGTTGCCGTTACTTTTGGTGATTGCGCGGAGGCAAACTAAATGTCAGAAGAGAAGTTCACTTCAGAAACGAGGGAAGAGTATGAATCTGATGCTAATCGTTATTTCCGGAATGTTGGCAGTCCTAGAAACCCTGGCTTTAGTGCTGATGAAGCTAAAGTGGCAGATAAGTACTTACCTTCGAAAGAAAAAGAGCAACAAAATCTTGACAGGCTCACCAAAGGATTCCAGAAGACCTCCCGCTCAGGCGCGTTTGTAAATAGAGCTACAGCTGTCCCAGGAATATTTCCTAACGGTCTAAAGTTTGCTAGTGATTTTATTGAGGAAATGACCCCAGGTAAAATGCAACGAGAGGCTGTTGTACGCCCCCCAGATCGACAGAAAGCATGGCTGCCTAGTATTCCCAAGGCAGAAGTTGTTCTAGAGGATTTATGCCCTGATTGCATGAAACCAATCGATGCTACCAATTATGTATTGGGTATATATCCAATCACTATACGTGACCAAAATAAGTTACAAGCAATGGGCGTAAAGTTTGGCAGTTTTGTCAATTACACCGTATGTAAGCCATGCTGGGACTATGCGCAAGTAATGGGGAAAGATGCCACTCCGATAGCTTTAGTCACCGAAGGCTCTTTGATACCGATGAAAGAAATTGAGTTGGCAAGAAAATACAACCGACCAATCGCTTTGCATGACGGCAATGAAAAAACTTTGGGGCAATGGTACATTGCTAGAAGACAAGAGCGAGTTCTTTCTAATCTAGATCAAATGCTTATCGATAAACACGGGAAGAAAGTAAATGACAAATAATGGTGACCTGAAGCATCTGAATATTGTTCCACCTGCTGTGCTTGCTACGCCGGCTGGTGTCGTTGATCTTCTGGAGGACTGTGGTGGAGATCTGCGATTATTTCTTGAACGTGCAGGTAACCCTCCTTACCCAGAACAAGCTTTATATCTAATACAGAAAACCCTTAGAGATACTGGAGATAAAACTCTAGTAGAGCGTTGGGAAGATGCTCTTAATGACTATCTCAAGATACGTATACGTTTTGAACAAATAAAAGTCTTAGATAGACTATCTAGTATTGAAAGTGCAAGTAAACCTAATGAAGTTCTCTCTCAAGTAAAAGCATTACTAGCAGATATATTCAAAGAGAAGACATTTATTACTATGCAGAAATACAATGCTCCAATTGTTGAAGAAGATGACGACGACGAAGACGAATTGGCAAAAGTAATGGGTGGCTAATGGGACTATCTGCGAAGATCAAAAACTGGCGCAGAGCAGCGTTAGTCAATCCAAAAGGCTTCGTAGAGTCCAAGATTCGTATCGCTAACTTGATGGGTCAGGAAGTTAACTTCAAGTACAAATGGGGGCAACAGCAGTTCAGTGACAAGAAGAAAGAACTTCATGCAACCGGAAAGCCCGTTCGCCTTTGGGTGCTTAAGTGGAGACGAGCTGGTATCACTAGTTGCCAGTCAGCTGAGAGCTACGCTTATGTTTACGGGCAAGATAACGCTCGAGTTGGGGTTATCGCGCACCAAGAAGACCGGTCAAAGGAGATTCTTGCTAACTACAAAGCATATAACGACTCCCTCATTGCATGGAACCCTGAACTTGAGCTTGAACTCAGCAAAGACAACATCTTCGGACTCAAATTCGCCAGAACGAAAGGTCAGGTTCTTATAGCTACAGCCGAAAACCCTATCAAGATCCGGGGAGACGGTATACACCGGATGGATGGCTCAGAAGCGGCTCACTGGTATGAAAAGTTCGACAATGTGATGAAAGAAGTCTGCCCCGTGGTGCCACCAATGGCGGGATCAGAGATTATCCTTGAAACTACAGGCTCATTGCGTGGATCGGCACCTTGTGACCACTATTACGAGGCAAAAGCAGGTCAAAATGAGTTCTCTGCGCTGTTTTTATGCTGGCTAGACAGCCCAGAAGAGAAAATTCCTTTCAAAAGTGACAAGGAACGCGATGAATTGATGGAGAAAATCCATTACATGGAGCCTCGTTTATCTGAAAAGAATGCCTTCTACAAGCTCACTCCAGAGCAAATTCATATGTCTTGGCAGATGTATTTCTACCAATCTAAGTGCGATTTCGACTACTTTTGCCGAGAATTTCCTTACACTGAAGACGAAGCATGGTCTTCTGGTGGCTCCAGCTACTTTGGTGTCTACGAATTAGGAAAAGCTCGCCCAGAACAACCACAATATAACTTCGTCTTTGATGAATCAGTTTTAAATCATGTCTTCGATGATTTTGGTGAGTTAAGAGCAGTTGGAAGTCTAGATAATTACACAACCCTCCCAAGTTTAAAAGTCTGGGCTCTTCCACAGAAAGGCGCTAAATATGTCCTTGGGATTGATAGTGCATCTGGTGAATATGGTGGTGACTATACTTCTGGTTACCTAATTGATATGCACTCAAGAGAAATGATGTGTGCCTTTCACGGACAATTGCGTCCGGATGAAACAGGACATATAGGCGTTGCCTTATGTCGCATGTACAACAACGCAATAGCCGCACCTGAAACCAACCCTGCTGGCGGTGGTGCTGAAGTTATGAACGTCATGCAACGCCTTGGATATCATAATTTTTATGATTGGCGCATCAGGGACTCAAATAAAGGCTTGCAGCGAACTAATCGCTTGGGTTGGTATACAAACTCACGAAGTCGTCCTAACATGCTCAACGAACTAAGAACTATATTCCTTGATGTCATAAATGGACGTATAGACGATGTGGGAACGTTTAGGGATGTTGCATTATTGGACGAAATGCGTACATTTGGAACAGACCCACGTGATGGCATTCCAAGAGCAAACAACAATTGCCACGATGACCGAGTAATTGCTATAGCCATATGTAACCGGGTAGCATCAGATGAGGTATATTGCACAAGCAAAGATTTGATCTATGCTAAACATCAACTGAGAAAGCCAGGTAAGGTTATTGACCAGTCCCAACTTGTCCGACGTCCACAAGATCCCAACAAAGTTATCAATCAACTTATGGGAAAAAATAGTAACTTCATGAGGAATAAATTTGAGATATGAGCAAGAAAGTTAGATCGCTAAAAGAGGTTCTCCCTGAAAATACCGCTATCCAAGCGAATTTGGCTTCTACTCCTGAAGCTGAGTATTTTTCCACAGTGGAAGTAGAATCAACCGCTCCCTTTGATTCTGAAACCTATAAGTTGGCTGCTCAAGCTAAAGCTGGACTAGCAACTCACTTAAACCTAGCTGCTACTCACCCAGCAGTTGGACACGAGCCGCTAGCTCAATTGAAGAATGACCTAATGCCTCTAGTAAATCAGTTGTCTCAAGTAAGACTGCCTGATACTAGAGTCAATGTTGGTGGTATCAAGATGGAAATTAGGGCATCTGTAAAACAATATGCCAATGATATAAATCAAGAAAAATACACTACAATTCTATTTCACTTGTTGGGCAAGGAAAGAATGCGCAGTGTGTATGGTCATGCTACACGCAGCGGTCAAAATTCCCGCATAGCATTGTGGTTGAATCAAGCCGTTGAAGTAGAGACCCGTAAGCCTTATGTCTACACTCTTGCACGATCTCTGGAAGAACTTATCCCAGATAGACAATCTTTGGTTGTTGATGCGGAGAAGACCAAGGTTGTTGAAGAGGCGCTTAAGTTTGCATTGGGTCCAGAACTTTATCCAACACTTTGTCACGTGGCAAACGTTAATGAGCTTACTCCATTCGTTGTTTTTATCCTTTTGATTGAGACAATAATCAAGGAACGTACAGCACAATCCGTTCCAACCACTACTTCTAGCATCTGGGATGAGATTCTGGATATTGGTGAAGAACCAAAACGTCCAGAGAATACCGCTGCTCGCTTGAGAGGAGAGGTAAAATGACCGAATTTTGGGCAATCTTTTTAACTGTTTGGAGTGCGGCGGTAGCCGTCATTGGCATCAATGTCCTGATAGTCAAATACTATGTTGAGGACTTTCTATTTCCTAGATTGCAACTCCTGAGACATCAGCAGTCTTCTCCTGTGATGGTAACTGCGCTAGTACCTCCCAAAGAAGAACAGCATGTGCCCCCGAGGAAAGAGATTACTGGAGCACAATTAGATAAGATGATAGAAGATCTTAGAGGTGTCTACTAATGCTAGCTGAGCGAAGAAATTGGGATGAAGTCAAAAGATTTACTCCAGAGCTTTATCTGGAATATTCAATGGCTCCTATCTGGGAGATTGATTCCCCCAATTTCACTGACGAAATGGGTTACATGAATTATTGGTGTGCTGAGATCCAAAGTCTTGTCACCACTTCTAAGGCAACGATAGGCCGTTGGCAGCAATACGGTAAACAATCTGCTCGAGCCATTGAGATGAGTCAGAATCCCTCTACTCCAATCTTTGACTTCGCTTCTGCTTTAGCTCAAGAACCTCTGCCTATTGCTGTTTCTCAAGTTCATGAAAAGGTAGCGCTGCTTAGTTCTAACCCAGCCAAGCCAATCTGTGTAGCTAAGCAAGAGTCCCAACAACAATATGTAAATGCCATGAACCAGTTGATGGAGATGGTGCTGGAAGATAACAATTATGAGCTACTAGTCTGTAAAGGCTTCTACGACATTCAGTTTTGGAATGCTGGCTGCTTAAAGTGGACAGTCGATATGTTTGAGCCTGGAGTCTTTGCAGAACCAGGAAAAATCATCCTGGAAAAGATTACCCCTGATGAGATCTTCTTTGACCCCAAATGCAAAGAGCTCCACTACAAATACATGGATTATGTCATCCAAAAGCATGAAATGGAGATCGGAGACATACGCGCTCAATATCCACTCATGGGTCAGTTTGTAACTGCCAGTACGGATGAGTTAATATCTGATACATCAGTTACTGCCAGAAATAACGAAGACTATATACAGTCACCTCAACCGAAGCTAGCACGTGATGCAGCCGGTAGAAGGCAAAAGATTTCTGTCTTAGAAGCTTGGATCAAGGACTCGCGAACCAAATTTGAGCCCTTGATCCTTGACGCCCGTGCTACGGAATACAAAGATCGCTTCAAATTAGATGCTGATGGCTATATTTTGGGTAATTGGGTTCCAAGATATCCAAATGGGCGCATGATTATATGCACCAGCCAAATTGTGCTCAAGGATGTGCCTAATCCCTTTGCTCATGGTCAATTTCCCTTCGTTTTCCCGATAGGAATGCCTGTAAATATGCCTTATTCTGAGGGAAATGCCCAAAGAATAATGACCGTAACCCGCAAATACAACAACATTATTGGTGACATCCATAAATACTACCAATCTGAGATCCCTAGACCCATGCACCAGGATGCTGGGGCTATTTTGAACCCCGATCTACAGCAACAAGTGCCTAATGATCCTACTTATATATTGGAATTAGCACCACAGAAGCAGTTAATACGTCCACCAGCTCAAGATATCCCCCCTATCAGCATGACCTACCTAAGCGCTCTGCAGCAAATCATGGATACCGTATCAGGATCCTCTGGTTTAATGCGAGGGATGCTATCAGATGGTGCTCAACTATCAGCCGAAGCAGTAGGAAAGATGCAAGACTTTGCTTCTTCTCGGCTCGTTATGGAAGCTAAGTCCATGAATGCTGCTATCAAGCAACTTGGCTATCAATTGATGTGGATTCTACGTCAAATCGTCAAACAGAAGGTCAAAGTCACCATGACTGAGCCAGATGGTTCTCCTATTGTCATTGATTGGGAATCAGATCGAGAAGTGTTTGAACGAGGAGATCCTACTGAGATCAACAACTTGCGAGCCAAGGAAGACTACCTAGTCACCATCAAAGCAGGTAGCGGTCAACCCGGTGGACAGCAGCAACTTCAAGCTCAAGCTATGGAATTGTTCCGAGAAGGAGCGATAGATAGAGAAGCGCTTTTAGATATGCTTCAGTTCCCCAACAGACAGGCAATCTCTCCTCGGATGCGCTCCAAAGAGTTGGAAGATATCCAAGCGAAGGCTTTTGGGCGTGGAATGGGTGTATCCATCTCCGAAGACGTCAAAAAGCAAGACGCTCCCGGAAGGCGCAAAAAGCCCTAAACAATTGTTTTGGACCGAATAATCTGGTAAGGGTGAGATATTGATTACCTTGCCGGGATTTTGTTGTGCCTTTAGTCAAATCAGCATCAAAACCATCCTTTTCAGAAAATATCCGGCGAGAAGTTGAAGCTGGAAAGCCTCAAAAACAAGCTGTCGCTATTGCATATTCAGTTAAACGTAAAGCCGAAGGACGTTCAGAGAGGAGAAAGTAATGTCTAGTTCTAATCCAAACAATTTAGCACAAGCACTTCCTGGAGCTGGAGGTTCTTTCGCAGTCAACGGACTCCGTGAAATTCAATATGAAAGTATTGATTCAACTTGTTTAGCTCCCGGGGCTGTTACCTCGGCCCAAGTTGCTCCAAATCTTATCCAAACCATTTCAGTTACTCCTTCTAACAGCGCTATAACCGGGATGTATGCTGTTCCCACTCTAATAATTCCTGCCCCCGCTTCAGGTTCTATCGTAGTTCTTTCTGCGGTGCTCAGATACGTATATGGCGTACATGCATTTACTGGCGGTGGAACTATTAGCCTTCAATATGGCAATACCGTCCATGGTGGTGGTACTACTCCTCTGACTACGGTTGCTGCTTCGGTAGTGTTGGCTACTTCTAGCTCGGATACTCAGTTACAGCAAGCGGCTGCTACCACTACTTTGTCTCGTGCCACCGGCTTGTATCTCTCAAATGCTACTGGTGCATTTGCACTAGCTGGGGGTTCAACAAGCTCGGTAACTATCATTGTTCAATACGTTGTAGTGTAGGAAAGGTAAGAGATAGTGACAGGATTAGGAGCTAGCGTTATTTCTACTCAGGCTGTTATCAGCTTACGTAGTTACCTGAACCCGCAAGGTCCTACTCAACAAACTATCCTCAACTTTACTAGCGCTGATGGAGTAACCGCTGCCGCTGGAGATGTACTTACCCTTTCAGTGCCGGCTAACACTACTGGTTACGAAATCAACCTTCCAGTGCTCTTTTCGGCATTCACTGCGCCTATCTTTGTGAGTATTGCCGATATAACCAACCCTGGTTTGGGGTTTCTTTGGTACACCACATCTGGTGCAGGCTCTGGAACTAAGCAAAGCGTGGGAGCCAATAATTGGCTAGCATGGATGGCTAATGGTTCTACCGCACTTGTACCTATATATGTAGACAATACCTCTTCGACATCTCAACTCGTTCTTTCTGTAGGAGTAATGACGCAATGATTCCACCTCCTTCTCAAGCAATCATGCAAGGTCTATCGCAAGGAAACGCGCAGGCACAGAGCATTTTACCCAGTGTTTATCAACCTAGAGGTGGTGCTCAACCTCAAAATCCGTGGCAGGGATCACTTGACACAGTGGCAGACCAACTGCTTAGTTTAGGTAAGAGCATTCGAAGTCAAGGCGAAAAATTTCGCGAAGAAGCAGAGAAGCTATACAAAGCAGCCCACGACATCACCAAAGTGAATAACACCCTCACTAAATTTGCACAAGAAGGAAGAGACGATAATGCCTGATATTGAAAACACCAATGATGTTCTTGCAGAAAAACTTGCGGGATTGAACGAGCAGTTCAATACCAATAAATCTTTTGGGTTAATGGGAATGCTAGAAGCCCAAGCCCAACAAGCTGACTCCGGTCTTACTACCGATGCGGCAGCTGTTGGTCAGGCAGCAGCTGCTACATCGGACCAACCAGAAGATCGGACATCCGACATCCTAGAACCTATCCATTCTTCCCTAAGAGCTATGCATAATGAAAGCGCTCAGCAATTAGGCATATTAAGGAATGAAATTGCTCAATTGCGTCAAGCTCCATCTCCGGCAGCTCAGTCTTATGAGGCTGAACTCGACCCAGTAGCTCGCCAATTGAGTGAAACTAACAACCGCTTGAACCAAGTTCAGCTCCAGAGCGCTTATGACCGTGCTCGCAACGAACTAAATATGATGAAGGTCAAGAATCCCGACTTTGACTACTCAGAAAATGACCTTCAGGCAGTATGGAATCAACATATCGGCAACGATCCCAACAAAGCCAATGCCACTAACTGGGGTACATACTTCCAGCAACAATTTGACAGTCGCCAAAATCCTAAATTGCAGCAAAGAATCAGCAAATTAGAGGCTGAACTGGCAGCAAAGTCTACTAATAACTCACTCAATGATTTATCAGCAGTTCCGAGGGGCAATCGCCAATCACTAGCTCCTCAGGCAGCAACTAGCGGGGACTTCGACGAAGATGTCTACCGCCAAGCATCTGCAAAGATGGGGCGATTTCAGTTTAAGGGGTTCAACAGAGCACTTGTGGAAGCACAAAATAAAAAAGCCTTCCGCATGTCAGCTTAATAAGAGGAGAAAGATACCGTGCCTACACTTCTAGCACCAGATACAGTTAATTCCAGCACACTTGGCTATTACAATCGTCGTGCTAGGGACCAGTTCTTTACATCAACTTCCGGTTTTCAGTTCATTCTGAACACTGGTATTAAGCCAGTTGATGGCGGTGTTACTCACAATCAACCCATCATATACAACTCTTCACCACAAGCTGGTGTCTGGGGTGGTGGTGTACAGCAACTAACTGCTAACTTCATACCTAACACCACATTAGCAACATGGTCTCCAGCCTACTACTACGGCGCTATTGGTATTCCTGACACCGTAGCCATCCAGAACCAAGGTCAATCTCAGATCGTAGACATTGTCGAAGCTCAATACGAGCAGATGGTGATGTCCTTGATTGAAAGATTGGGCATTGACTTCTACGGCAACGGCGCTGCTCAAGGTGGGTTCTACCCCATCCAAGGTCTAGGCGCTCTAGGTACTTCTGGTTCTGACCCAGCCGTTCCTTACGGGAACATTTCGCGGGTAGGATCTAGTGGATCCTGGGCTGCTCCAGTTGGACAAGCTCCTTGGTGGAATGCTGCGGTTCTGTCAATCAGTGGCGGACCACAAACCGTATGGTCTAAACCATCGGTCAACCCAGGTACTTCAACCATCATGAGCTATAACGCTCTGTTTGCGTGGTTGTTAGCTGGTTCGGTTGGTCAATACAGACCACTCGCTGGCTTCACCGATGCAATCGGCTACCAAGCAATTGGTAACTTGTTCATCGCCATTGCTCGTGAGTCTTCAATGAATAAGGTATTCGCTAACGGTCCTCAAGCTTTGGACTTCTGCGGTATTCCGATATTCCAAGATGACAAATGTACCCAAGGTACCCTGTACGGATTGAACGACATGCTCGAGTTGAGAGTATGGAAGAACGCTCTGTTCGTGGAAACCCCATGGAGACAGCCAAGCAACGCTATGGTTAACGTTAAGTACTTGCTACTCATCGCTGCTTTGGTCCACCAACGTCCTAACACTGTGCCGATCCTCAGCGGCATCACTGGTTAATCCAAAGGAGTAATAAAAATGCCATTTCCTACAACGCAATGGGGCAATCAAGGGACATTAAACGGCATAGGAGCCGATGTCTACAGCACCTTGCCGGGACCAAGTGCATCAGTACCTGGTTCAGCCGACGGTCCAGTACTCGGTAACTTCACTGTCTTGGCTGATGGTTCTGCAGTACAGTTCCTTCAAACAGTTGCCACTACTGCAGCTAACGTAGCTTGTCAGATCTCTGCTTGGCAGAATGTCTATCAAGTAACTCCTACTACAGCTATCAACCAGCTAGTAGTAGCAGTTAATGACTTAGCTCTTCAAAGCTTGACTGCCAACTACTTTACGTGGTTCAAAGTCAGAGGCTTAGCTTTCCCATTAGTAGCTTCCGCAACTGCCGCCAAGGCAATCGTTGCAAGTAGCGCTACTGCTGGCACCCTCTATGCTGCAACTGCTGGTACAGATCTCCAAGGCGACATGGTTAATACCGCCCTAGTGGGTGGAAGTGCTGCCGCAAGCCCGGTCTACATGCAATAGACAAGGGAGGTTAAATGCCCTCTCTCAGATTAAAAGATGGAGTGTACCAAGTACGCTCTGAAATCGGTGAATTGGAAGAGTTCAACTGGACTGATTACCAAATCATCAATGACCTCAATTTCTCCGCCCAGGCTATGTGCTCTGCGGCGGGGACTTTGACTAAGTATCAATCGGTTCAATTGCTTCAGGCTGTTGATCAGACTACTCAGATTGGAGTCCAGGAAGCGGCTCTTGATATTGAGATTGACAAAGTGAAGGGTTGCAAGTACTTCTCTGGACAGTTATTTGATCTTGAACCGCATGACTGGCAGTCCTTACAAGTAGGTGCTTCAACTGGATCCATTCCACGTTGGTACTATTTGAAGACGAGCACGAGGGAGTTAACCCCTCAATCCACGGGGACGAGCAATATTGTGGATATTCCACTAAGTCCCATGATGCCAGGTGGAGATGTGTTCCGGACAGTAATCGGTGTCTGGCCAATCCCCCCGGAACCGGCAAATATATCTCTATGGTACTCCTACTATCATCCATATATGCAGGACCCCACTGATCCATGTGAAATACCTCCGAAGTTTATCAAAGGATGGGTAGCTGGAGCAATCGCTCGATGCTTACGTATAGAAAAGGCTCATGCTGAAGCTCAGATGTATGAGCAGATTCACGAAGCTGAGATGGAGAAGTATAGGATTTACGCTGGAAGTCAGAGACAAGTACAGAAGCCACCTCGTTATGGGATGGTTATCGAGCCGTGGCGTCAAAATGCTAGCTCTTCTGTCATCTTGGTGGATCCATTCCCGATGGGTCCATAGCCATGGCAGACACAATAAAGGGCATCTTAGAAGACTCTAGGCGACAGCTTAACCTAACTGACATGAGTGGCGGCTTAGTCACCAACGTTGGTTCTATTTCATTAGGCGCCAATCAGACTCCCGACTCTTTGAACGTCTTTGCATATCAAGGACAGCTTAGATTTAGGGGAGGATACAACTTATTCAGTACTTTACCTGCTGAAGCAGATGCGGATAAAACCTACTACGATGCTGCAGGCATTAAGCACATGCTCGTCTGGGCAGGGGGAGACATCTATGATGTGGTTAGCGGTAGTCCTGTTCTTGTTGCTAGTGGTGTATATACTCCTGGACAACAAGTTGGAATAACTATCCTCAATGAAGTCCTATATTGGACAACTCTGACGGTGCCTTTGCGTCAATACGATGGCATCGTGGAAAAACAAGTATCTAATCAAGGGGGGACTGGTACCATTCCACCCCCTGCTGCCAACTTCTTACTTACGTATGCCGGCTCTATTGTGGCGGTTTATCCTGTGCCCGACGGAGTACCAGAACCAAGTTCATTCATGTGGAGTTCAGTCAACAATCCTAATCAGTGGTTTGGAGACAATATACAAACCGTAGGCAGTAACGATGGTTCGGAGTGTACCTTTGGACTGCTAATGGGTATCATCCCTGGTAGTGTAGCTAACCCCGGCGTACCATCAACACGTCAATTGCTCATTGGTAAGACTACCCAGAACCTATTCCTCTACCAAGGTGCTCTCGGCACCCTGACAGAGAACGCTATTCCATGTCCCGTAGGCACCATTGACCCTAACTCAGCAGTTTACATTCCTACCCAGCAAGGAATAGGGGCAGTTATGTTCCTGGGGAGTGACGGTCAGTTCTGGTTAACCAATGGCTCCGATGCTTTTATTGCTTCCAAGAATATACAGACGTTGGTTTACACGCTAACTACCACGGCATTGATCAAGAACCCTTACAAGAAGTTCAACGGTGCCTACAACGACCAATTCCAATACTACATCTGCGACTTTGGTAATAACCAACAACTAGTTTATAAGTGGGACACGGGAGCATGGTGGTTCTTCCAAGGTTGGCCAAGTGGACCTTATCTGACCGCAATCAATGAATTAGGGCTTCCATCTCTATTCGTGGCATCTGCTCAACCAGGGATAACTGGCTTATATGAAGTAGGACTTCAGCAGACGAATGACAATGGTTCCAACATCTCTGCTTACTACACTACCCCCTATCTGCATGGCGGTAAGCCAGAGAGACAGAAGATATACTACTGGTTTGATCTATTCACCTATAATATAGGCGTTCAATATACTGTCACTGGCTATACGATGCCTCGAAGCGACAATCTTACTCAAGTTAGTAACCCGGTTGTGCTGAATGATCCAGCTCGTGGGGCTGTCATTGGAACTGGGCCTCTTATATGGAACGTGGGCAGATGGAATGTGAATGTATGGGGAGGAGGATACGTCAGTCCTGCTCAGCCTTATGCGACGGTAGCAATGCATGGTAGGTTAAATGTACCCTCCTTTGGAACTCAATGGGTTCCTAGAGGAACTCCTGGACCATTGAAGTCAGGTGCATGTCAGTTTAAGATAGCATGGAGTGCTGGAGTTCCAGACTTTAGGATGGTGGCATTAGGGGTTGGATTCACCTACAGAAGCGAAGGATTCGTAGGAGCATTGCCTGGAGAAACTGCTGGCAACGTTATACCTGGTGGACCCAACAAGTTTACGAATGTAGGAAACGGATAAATGTCATTTATAACCTTCCCTTACACCTTTGTACCTGACACCATAGCTGATGCTAATCAAGTTAATGCTGACTTCACTGCTGTCTCTACTGTAGTTAATGGCAACATAGACAATACCAACATAGTAGCTGCTGCTGCTATTGCTCTTAGTAAGCTAGGTCTTAGCCCTGGTGGACCAGCGATAGATAAAACTACAACTGGCGGTCAGACATGGGGCAGTGCGCTCACTACAGACACGCAACCTCGTATTGTTATGACATCGGATCAAGGGTTGCAATTTGGTCCAGGAGGGAGCACTCCTCCAGATGTAGCTCTTCAACGTAGCGCAATCAATACTCTC